GCAGGGGCAGGAGCAGGAGCAGGAGCAGGAGCAGGAGCAGGAGCAGGGGTAGGAGCAGGAGCAGGGGTAGGAGGTTGGTATGTCATATCTTGAGGTGGGGGTTGATATATATCATATTGAGGTTGAGGTTGGTATGTCATATCTTGAGGTGGGGGTTGATATATATCATATTGAGGTTGAGGTTGGTATGTCATATCTTGTGGTGTGGGTTGATATATATCATATTGTGGTTGGGAATAAATATTTTGTGGTGGTGGTGGTTCGTAGAATTCTTGAGGTGGTGTTGTATATGGATAATAACTCATTTATAATATTATTATAAATAAGTTAAATGAAATTAATATATAAATTTAAAAAACAGAACACCCTCTACCTAATATGATCCATGCTGTTAATGTGCCATCGTATATCATTTGAACAGATTGACCTGATCTAGAGAACTGTAATGTTGTTGGTGGTATATTATTACTTATATTAGGTGCTATTAAATTATCTGCGCCAATATAAACTGAATATGTACAATTAGTTCCCATAGAACTGCATGCGATTGTTTTAATTTGTCCATCTGATATACCTGTATTACCTAATGTTCCGGATGCATTAAATGAAACACCATTAACAGATACAAAAGATACGATTGTATTTAAACTGGGATTTCTTGTAGATAATAGGGAACTTAGTGTAAATCTTTCAAAGCTATACATCAAAGTACTTGACAAACTGACATTAGATAAATTCGCAGAAACAGTGTTACTTAAATTATTAAAACGTCCTGATTGAGCTACATTTGTTCCTATTGGTGTACCGTCTATTGACCCTCCAGATATAATAAAATTACTTCCCACAACAGCGTTAGAACCTGTTGTAACATTACCTGTTAAAACGAAACCACTGATATTATTTGTATTCAATGTGTTTATTTGAATATTTCCTAATTCACCACCTGTAACTATATTATTAGATATTGTAGCGTTATCATAAAAAGTCCAATTGTTTGTTGATAATTTATATCCAAAAAAACCAGTCTTGTAATTAATACTACCAGATGTCACATAAGGATTTCCTCCAGCATTACCATTTGTAGACCAATAATTCACTTGTATACCTACGTCCCTTCCTTGATTTATAGTTAAATTGCTTTTGAATATTCCATAACTTCCTATGGTAGTTAATTGAACATTATTATTAATAACAAATGTACTTGAATCAACAATTGCTACAACACTCCAAATACCGTCAATAGTAGGAACACTGTTACTATTACTAATAATTACATTGTCACCTACTGAAATATAACTAACACCATTTAATGATATTTGTATACTACCTCCGCTGCTGACATTCGTTATAGAATTTATTGTTAATATTTGTGATGTTCCCAATGGTAATATATATCGATTTAAATCAATGTCTGGTGATGTTCCAGTTAAATTACCAGTGATATTAACATTTCCTGATAATGTAATATTATTTGAACTTACATTTACTCCATTATAACCTATTAAATACAATTCTTTATTATTACTATAAATTTGATCACATGTAGAACCAAAATGAATAGGAATATTATCAAGAACATTAATATATTCTGATGAATATAAATTTAAAGTTCCTGAGGTATTGGTTATCGTAAAATCACCACTGGTAGTTCTTTGCATAAATATACTATTATCATTACCATAATAGACAGGTGTTGTGTTGTTTATAGTAATACTATTTCCAACATTTAACATTAAAGCATTTGTTGAAAAACTAGTGGTATTATCCGTAGTAGCTATTAAACTGTTAGTAGTTGAACCTAGAAATAAGTAATTATTAAAAGGAATTGTTGTATTACCTATCAATTTAATATTACTACTACTTATGTTTAATAAGCTACCATTTCCGTTCCCATTTATATTAGTTAATCCAAATATACTACTACCTGTTGATGTTATATTACTACTCAAATCTAAATTGTTAAAATATCCTGTATCAAATTGAGCTGATCCAAACGCACCATAATAAACTTCATAGATATTAGTACCATTTGGTATGAACACAAACCTCTTTGATAAATTTTGATATCCAAAAAATCCAGTCTTACTTTGACCATTAGTAGCCCATTTAAATTCAATTCCTCTATCCTTTGCATCATTTATAACAGGACCAGTCACACCTCCAATAGAAACAATTGGATCCTGTATGTTTGTTATTGTACTATATACATTTGTAGAAACACCATTTACCTGTAAATTACCATTAATAACAATTGTCCCTGCTGAATTTAATGTGTTCAAATTTAAATTACCATAGGTATCACCTACAATAGTATTTCCTGTAGTTCCAAATAATAAACTTGTATAATATGGAATGCTCACAGTATTACTTGCTGATAAATGTATATTCGATGCAGTTATAACTATATCTCCATTACATGAAGTTAATCTGCTCACATTGTTTAAGGAATTACATTGTAAATCTATATTGCCACCAATAGATACATTATTATCTACAAATAAATTTGCAATTTCTATATCACCAACTGTTCCTGTTATTATATTATTATTATTTGTTGCAGATGAATAAAATGTAAAGCGATCTGTTGAATATTTAACTCCAAACCATCCACCAGCAGTACCGCTTAAAAATCCCACATCAACTGTATGACCAAATTTATTATTGTAATTAATCAATGTATTTGGATCTGATATATTTAAATTACCTGTATCTATTGTAGCTGATGAATACACATTTCCTTTTACATTAAATGAATTATTGTTACTTGACGGAATTAACGTTATATTCGTATTTGATGCGGTCATATTAAATGTTCCTCCAGCATAAGTGTTAATATTACTATTACTACTAATGTTAGTTGTATTAGCATTAATAGAAACTACACCATTACTACTAACTGTAAATCCCCCACTATTCGAATACATATAGTTACTATTACTACTACCAAAATATACGCTCGTATTTAAAGGAATTCCTATTGTATTTCCAGCTGACAAATACACATTATTTACATTTGATATTATTAAATTATTAGTAGACGTTCCTATTATATTTAAATCTCCATTACTATCACTGTATATACTACCGTTACTACCTAACATAAGATTTATATTTTGAGGTATCTTTACATTTCCTAATGTTGTTGAAAGTACAATATCACCATTCGGAGCAGTTAATTTAATATTACCTATGCTCGAAAATATATTTGTATTATTTAAAGATTGAAAGTTACTAGTTACATTACTTATTATATTCAAACTGTTCTGTAAACCATAAATTACTTTTGACATATCACCAAATTCTATATTTGTAGATAGAGGAACTATTACATTACCTGTGCTCATATATATATTTCCACTACTAGATGAAATAATTATCATATTTCCAGATGTATCACTTTTAATACTATTAGTACCAGATGTTGTTCCATCGTAACATAACGGAGTATTCACAGGAATAACAATATTATTACCATTTATTTTAGTATTAACTTTTCCTGTTATTACCAAATCACCAGTAGTTATATTGCAAATACTAGAAATTCCAACCGTATTACCGATTGTAGAAGACACACCAAATGTTAATGGTATAGCTAATGGTATATTTATATTATTTGTGGCATTTAAAAGTATACTACTTGAACTTATATTAACAACTCCACTTCCACCACTTTTACCATTTATATTTAATGTGTTTCCACAACCAAATAGTGTATTTACATTTAATAATGTTCCGCAATTAACATTGATAGATCCAGACTGTGAAAATGATAAACTATTACCAACACTTAAATTTCCAATCACAAAATCACCAGGAATACCAGTTATTATTTCATTATTATTAGTCGCGTTTGTTATAAAAGTGAATGCGTTCAAATTATTTTTATATCCAAACCACCCCAATGAACTTCCATATGTATTATTGTAATATTTATATTCAATTCCGCGATCTAAGTTGTCATTATTATTTAATGAGTAATCTCCTAATGTTAATATGGGGTCATAACAACGTGTGTTAATAGAATTAATTTGTGTTAATTGTCCAATGTTTTTTATAGTAGTACTTTGAATATTTAAATTACTACCATCAAAAAACACGTTACCACCACTACTGTTTGTATTATTCGATGTTATGTTATAACTAGTAGCAGCACCACTACTTACATTTCCAAAATATAAACAGGTATTTTCCGGTACTCTTACATTACCACTACTTATACTAAACGGTTTTAAATATATACTGTTATAACTTGATATCACTAAATTACTATTACTATTACTTACAATATTACTAGATGTATTACCAAAAACCAACTTTATATTTTGAGGAACATTAATATATCTTCCAGCATTTAAATTAATATTGTTAGTGGCATTCTTAATAAATTCACCACCCAATGAACCACTTGTTAAAGTAATGTTACCAGATGTAAAAGTAAAATTTAACTGATCAATAATATTATTAACTGTATACACACCATTAAAATAATCATATCCTGTACCAAAAATATTAATAATATCACCACTTCTTAAATTATGATTATACCCTGATGTTAATTGATACAAACCAGAAGAACTCCCTGAACTAACCAATGCAACATGTGTTATCATTTTAACACCACCTCCTAATTCTGTATCTAAATTAATATCACCATTTAAAGTATATATATTATGTTCAGCAAAACTAGATAAATTCATACTTGAAGTCGATGAACTTAAGTTAACATTATTATATGCATTTATATCAAAACTTCCCGAGAGTAACGTTGATGTAAAATTACCAGTACTTGCTACATTATTAATAAATCCATCAACATAAACACCACCATACCCATTAGGAACTAAATTAATATCACCATCCGTATTGGTAGCCGAAATAGTATTCACACATATCTCAATATTATCAAAATAACTACATCCATGTACCTTTAAAGTACCACCTATACTATATACACCTGTTTTATAATCCCATGATACATATTCATTTAAAGCAGAACCTAAAAATGTTACTTGTTGTGATGCATACAAATCAGTAAAATAACCAACACTTTCACCCCCCAAACCAATAGGTGTATTAATAATACTACCATTATTTATAGTAACATTTTGAAAAATACCATTCTCATATACACCAGTAATACTTACATTTTCTAATTGAATACTATTCGCTGTTAAAGTATTAAAAGTACCAGAATTACTTACTATTAATTGACCCTTTAAAGGCTTTTGACTAGCCTTGACATTGTAATTAGACATTCTAATTAACTACTTACATTATATAATATAATTTATTCATATTTACTACGAATTAACTATGTTAAAAATTTAAATTGAATTTAATTACAATAATAACACAAATTAACTACAAATGTCAGAAACTTTTAAAACTCTTTATGGACTTGATAAATCTGGTAAAATACGTACTTGGAATGTTACTTTAACTAAATATGATAATTATACAGAAATTAAAGTATCACATGGTGTTTTACATGGAAAAATAATAAACTCTATCACAAAAATTGATAAAGGAAAAAATATAGGCAAGAAAAATGAAACAACCCACTACTCACAAGCACAACTTGAAGCACACAGCAAATGGAACAAAAAAAAAGACATTGAACATTATGTCACTGATATTAGTTCATTAAATAATCCCTCATCCACACCAACACATGAAACCGATGTTTATAAAATAGAAACTATAACAGACTCTATGGAGATTCTTAATATCTCATCATGTAAACAATTACATACAAGTACAGATAACATCGAAGCCTCTACTGGGCATGCAGGTAAACCCTCAGCTATGCTCGCCCATGACCATAAGAAATACAAACATAAAATACAGTATCCTTGTTATATTCAGCGCAAATATGACGGATATAGGTTATTGTATCAACATGTTACCAAAGATATGTTTACTCGTAATGGTAAAAAATATGATATTTTATATAATTCATCTTTGTATCAACAATTACAAAAGGTCACATTACCTCTTGATGGTGAATTATATTGTCATGGTGATTTTAACTTTGAATGTTATGGTGTATTACGTAAAAAGAAAATTACAGAATCAGATTTGGTATTATTAAATAAAATAGAATATCATGTATATGATGTAAGATTACCAAATGTTCCTTTTTCAGAACGTTTAGAAATTCTACAACAATTTTTTAAAGAACACTCTAATGAACTCCCCAAAATAAAATTAGTGACTACTTATACATGTAAAAATGAAGATGAAGTTAATAATTATCATACAAGTTTTATTAATGATAATTATGAAGGCTCCATCATAAGAAATGCATCAGGATTATATGAAAGTAAAAGATCATTCCAATTATTAAAATATAAAGACTTTGATGATGAAGAATTTGTAATTACAGATTTTACCTCTGAGAAAGACAATGATATACATTTAGTAATATGGATCTGCAAAACAAATGAAAATAAAACATTCAATATAAGACCTCAAGGTACTAAAGAAGAAAGAGAAAAGTTATTTAAAAATGCTCATACATTCATCGGACAAAAATTATGGGTTAAATTCTTCGGCTATACCGATAATAAAATTCCACGCTTCCCTAGTACAAAAACACAATCGTACACTTCGTATATCAGGAACGTAGTGAACTGAACCAGGAACGTAGTGAACTGAACCAGGAACGTAGTGAACTAAACCAAGAACGTAGTGAACTAAACCAAGAACGTAGTGAAACTGAACCAAGAACGTAATGAAACTGAACCAAGAACGTAATGAAACTGAACCAAGAACGTAATGAAACTGAACCAAGAACGTAGTGAACTTACAATATATTTTTTAATTTATGCTTTGGTATGGTGCGGCGAGTACAACAATGATTTTCCATTAAGTTTAATATGTTTTTATTAATACATATTGAAAT